AAATATGCTGACCAAAGTTTTGCAATGTTACCATGATTGATAACTTTATCACCATAATCATTTGCTCTTGGTCCTGTTATTAATTTAATTGCTGTCTCTAAGTATTCTTTAGTTGTGTTTTTTTTCGTCATCTATCATATCCTCTATCATCATTCTTTCTATTTCTTTCATTCCTATATAAGTTGCCAAAGGTGCATTCCTTTTAGCAAACCACCAAACACCTTGTGCTAAAGACATAACTTGTCTGTCGCCCTCGGCAAGATTAATCAATTCAATATCAATCTTTTTTGTTTTACCTATACCTGTAGGTGTAAATACTATGTAAGCTTTTCCACTTTCCATCACTTTGTCATCCATCCTTTCGGTATTACTTTGTCACAAAATTTAATCTTATACTTTCTACACCAGTCAGCATAAGTAGTTTTAGAATTTTTATTTATCTTTACATTCGCATTCTGAAAACATAAACGAATATCGTAGTCACCTGTACTTTTTAGATACAGATGTTTTTTTCTGTCAGCTAAAGTAAATCTACCCTTTAACTCAACAAAGACATTAGTGTTAGGAAAATACAAGTCGGGAAGATAAGACCGAAGAATAGCCGGTTGAACATAGCTTAGTCTCTTGTACTCGTAATAGTATTTAACTTTTTTGGGTAAGCTTGTAATAACTTGTTTCTCAAATTTGCTCCTGTATTTTACCATCTCTTAATGCCACTTGGAATATTTTCAGTACCCTTTATTATAGCATCAAGTTGCTCAAATGTCAAGTCTGGATTTCGTTTTAATTTCTTAATTATCCACTTATATGACCACGCAGATAGTCGCACTTGATTTTGAAATACATAATGAGTTTGTTTAGGTGCTAAGTCTAGCACATTCTTTTCGTTAATCAGTTTCTTTTCGTGTTCTGGTAGTAAAGAATGAAGCCATTGAACCATAATAGTCTTAGCTTTTCTTCTAATTTTTTTTATTTGCTTTGTATTCATTTTGTACCTTTATTAATTTAAAATTAGTTTCTCTGTCAAAATATCTATAACTCATTCTGACTGGCATAAACTTATAAAGATAAGAAAAAACAATCTCTTCATCCAAATCTTTACAAGAATAAACATCAAGTTGAATTATTGCGGGATTGTCTTCATCCCAAACATGCATTGCTATATGAGAAGTTTCTATAATAGTAACTGCAGTTAATCCTCTGTTACCTATGTTATCACAATATTTTAGATATGGACCACCAAGTATTTTCATATCTATATCTTTTATTAATTTTTTTAACCAAAGTTTAGTTGTCTTTAAATCTTTGGGTGGTTCTAAAACTTCTGCTCTTAATAACAAGTGTTTATGTTTCAACATAAATTATTTTTCTATTATCTTCACCTCTTCCACTTTAGGTTCTTTAACAACCTTTGTAAAATAAACATTACCACTTGCATATTTAAATGCTCGTAATCCTTTACCTTCATTAGTATCTTTATGACACTCAACCTTATGTGAACAGAATACACAACCCGCAGGAAGTTTCATGTTACCTGCTTTCTCATGTGGTATTGGTTCATAACATTTAGGTGGAACTTCTTTTGATTCTAATTTTTCTTTAACATCTTTAATTAAAGTTTTAATATTTGGTTTTGTTAAATCATCTGGTCTATATAAAGCAAGTTGTCCAGTTGATTTATTGATTGCAAGAAATGCACCATTGTTTGTTTTCTCATTCTCTTCATATCCTGTTAGCTGAGCAATATAACCAAATGGGTCATCCTCTGCAAGTGTACCTTGTTCAAACTTTTTAAATGAATATGATGAAGCAGTCTTAACATCTACAACCTCACCATCAATCTTACTATCCATATGACCAACAATACCATCAACACTAACTTTCTTTTGTTGGTCTGTTACTTTGTGTCCTGCTAAATCTGTTAAGAATAAAACAAGATGTTCAAGTAAATGTCCATACAAAAACTTTAATTGTAAAGAAGGATTTGCTTTTTCTTTTTTAATTGGTTTATGTTTGTCATACCAAAGTTGTCTTATTGGTCTTCCAAGTATAGACATTCGTAAAGAACTTCTATCTTGTTTAACTGGATTAGTCCAGTCAATAATTGCATCTTTAATATTACTTAAAAATTTATTTAGTTGTTCATCTGAGACTTCTAGTTTCTTACCATCCCCAAGATTAGTAAGTAAATTATTAATATCGGGAACTAAAGTATCTAATGTCTTAGTGCGTTTCTTTCCAGTTGTTTCCAATTTTATACTCCCCTGTTAATGGACATCTTATATTTAAATCAATACCTGCATTTGTAATTGATTGAACTGCAAGTTGTCCTAGTTTATCTGCTTGATTTTCTTTTACTTGATATTGAAACTCATCATGTACATTAGCTACTGGCAATGCATCAATATTATTTTTCTTAATCTCTTCGTCTAATAATACTAATGCTTTCTTCATTGCTATTGCCCCTGCCCCTTGGATGAGGGTGTTGACTGCTGAATGTTTTTGTCTGATGATGAGGTTTCTTTGGTCGATTCCTTTGAGGTATCCTTTTCTACAAGCGAGGTCCACTCTATCTCGCAACCTTTTAAGACTTGGTAAAGACTTAAGAAATCTTTCTTTAATCTGCTTTCCATAGCTTTCATTCCTGCCACAGATACTTCCGAGTTTTTTGTTACCTGCTCCATAAATGAACGCATAGATAAATGTTTTTGCAGTATCTCTGCTTTCCAACCCTGCAAGAGTTTGATTTGTAGTGTGTATATCTCCATTAATGACTTCATCTATATACTCCTTATTGTTCATGTAGTGAGATAATATTCTTAATTCAAGTCCACTTGCGTCTATTCCCACTAATTTATATCCGCTTGGAACTTTCCACAATTCCCTGCATTCTTTTCCATAAGGAGAGTACACAGCAGGGATTTGAGCCATGTTGGGCGACTGGTGACTCATTCTTGAAGTTATTGCACCATTGGTAATAACTCGACCATGTACTCTCCCATCTTCTGCTACCGCTTCAATCCAAGAATTAATCATTGCAATTCTCTTTTGCAGTAGAAGAAACTCGTTAATCAATTCCGCTTCGGGAATATTCTTAATCTCTGATAATACTTTTTCATCAACAATTACATGTCCTTTGTCTGTTTTCTTTTTAGGTTTCCAACCTAATTTCATAAGTCGTTCACCTATTTGTTGTCGTGAACCTAAATTAAATTCTTGATACTTAACCTTTGTAAATGGAACACCTTTAACATATCCTCTTGATTTATTATTTGACTTAGGTATAAATGTCTCTTCAATTTTAAGAGGTGGAAAAGTTTCTCTAACTTTACTTTGTACTTCATCAATTTTATTTTGAAGTTTAGCAAGTAGTATATGTGCTTTCTCACTATCAAATAAAAATCCAGTCTGTACTTGTTTCTCAATAATTCTAGCAACATCATGTTCCAAGTCAATAGACTTTTGAGAAAAGTTTTTACCTTGTCTTTGTAATAAGTCATAAACTTTTTTAGTTAACTTAACATCTCGAATACAATACTCTAACATTTCTAAAGAGAACTCTGTAAAGTCTTTGAAGTTTATTTTATTATAATTAAACTTCTCACCGAATGCTCTTAATGAATGTCCACCTTCTCTTACTGGTTTAAATAATCTTGATAGTATAAGTGTATCAGTTACCTTACCTATCTCAAATAAATCTACACCAAGAACTTTTTTAATTACTGGAGCATCAAATCCTATGATGTTGTGTCCAATAAATTCTTGATAATCCTTCGCAGCAATCTGAAATTTATGTAAATCATTCGGAGCATAACATACAATATTCCCCTTATCACAAATAGTGACCAAGCAAAAAATCTTGTTAGGTAATCCATGACCATTAATAATTTCGGTTGTCTCGATATCCAAGAATAGTTTTCTATCGCCCACTTTTTCATTCCTTTCATATTCTTTTACCACAATTTAAATCGTTCAAGTTTTTCTAAAATTTTTTTAACAGGTTCATATACTTCCCATATATCTTTTATATGTTTATCTAATTTTTTATTTAACTTGTCCAATTTTTTTTCAATCTTATCTAATTGTTCTTTGTCCATAAATTAAAATTTATCTTCTTCTGTTTCATCACCTTGAGGTTTATCTACTTCGTTTAATCTACCAGTATCTTTGTCCCAATATAAGTAACATGCAGGACCAGTCATACCAACAAATCTATTTTTCAATACTCTCAATGTTGTTGTGTTCCTTGTCGCAACATCTTCGTTTTGACTATCTCTTTCTAATCCAAGAACCATATCAGATAGCTGAGCAATAGAACCCGAACCTCTTAATTGTGCAAGTGAAGTAACTGCTCCCTCTTCATGTCCCTTACCATCTGGTCTTCGTAAGTGAGATACTACTATCAAAGCAATATCTGTTTCTTGAACTAATGTTCTAAGCTTAGTCATAACTTCATCAAGTGCTTTTCTTTCGTCACCAAACTCTTGAGAAGATACTATCATACTTATATGGTCAAGAACTATGAACTTACAATCCAAAGCTTTTGCCATGTATCTAACTCTAGCAATAATATTATCTACTGAATTAGAACCAAAGTGATTATAGAAATAAAATCTACCAGTACCTATTGTCTTGTTGAAGTAGTTTGTTTTATCTTCATCCGATAAATTAATATCTGGTCTTCGTAAAGGTAAGTTAGCTTCTGTTCCCATGATATCTAGTGCAGTTATCTTAGGACTTTCTTCTAACATTATCATACCAATGTTGCTCTCTGTACTTTTAAAGATATGATATACTAACTCTTTAATGACTGAAGTTTTTCCAAGTCCAGTCCCCGCAGTAATAGTAACTAACTCACCGCTACGAATACCATAAGTTAAGTCATCCAATCCTTTCCATCCATAATCTATTCTGGATTTTACAATTGGTTCTAGTACCTCAGAAAGTAATTGACTACCTTCTACGATACCATCTGGTGCATGTATAGGTGCATTCCACCAAGCTTTAACATACTCCTCATACTTTTTAGAACGCAATAAATCATTTGCGTCTTTGTACATTTCGGGAAGTTTAACTATCTTAACTTTCCCGGGTTGAAATAAATCTGCAACTTTATATGCAGCTTCTCTACCCACTTCATCATTGTCAAAATTAATTACAATATTATCAAACTTATCTAACCAAGTGTAACTTTTCTTGACATCTTTTAATGCGAT